GCGGTTGTCATTTACCGCCTGTCAAGAGCGCCTGAACGCCGAGTATTTTATATTGATGTTGGTAACTTGCCAAAAGGTAAAGCCGAACAATATCTTCGTGACATTATGGTCAAGTATCGTAACAAAATGGTTTACGATGCTAACACTGGCGAAATGCGTGATGACCGTAAACACATGTCGATGCTTGAAGACTTTTGGTTGCCACGCCGTGAAGGTGGTAAAGGTACTGAAATCACCACTCTACCTGCTGGCCAAAACTTAGGCCAAATCGAAGATGTGGATTATTTCCGCAAAAAACTTTTACAATCATTAAATGTTCCATATTCTCGTATGGATTCACAAGGCGGTGGTGGTCTTGCCTCATTAGGTCGCTCTGCTGAAATTACTCGTGATGAATTGAAGTTTGCTAAATTTATAGTTCGTCTACGCAACAAGTTTTCACAAATTTTTGACCACGCACTAAGAGTTCAATTGTCTTTAAAAGGCATTTGTTCACAAGAAGAGTGGGATCAGTTCAAAGAAGATATCTACTACGATTATAAGAAAGATAATAACTTTACTGAACTTCGTGAAGCGGAACTGTTGCGTGAAAGAATTACAACTCTTCAACTTTTAGATCCATATATTGGTAAGTATTTCTCTCAAACTTGGGCAAAGAAAAATGTTCTTCGTATGAGTGAAGATGAGATTGAGCAAATGGATAAAGAAATGGAAGAAGATGGTTCTTTAGACATGGCGGCTGCACCCGAATCTGGTGTAGAAACAAATGTTGAAAATGTAGACAACACAGTTGAAAGATTACCTGCTGAATCACCAACACCACAGTTAGATTCGGAAGTGGAAAAATATTCGGTAGGTATAAATAGATAATTAAAAAAGGTGTAATATGACAACAAGAGAATTTATCGATCAACTTGCTGCGGGCGAAAGTGCTGCTGCAAAAGAGACACTAGAAAATTTAATTTCTAACAGAGCATTTGAAGCTCTAGATGAATATAAAAAACAAATGGCTGCTGGTATTTTTAGCGGTGATAAAAAAGAAGAACAGACTGAAGTAGAAGTTCAAGACGCAGAATGAAAAGTTTAGTAGAATTTAGGCAAGAACCTGTCGTTGAAGAAAAGACGGACTATTCTAAGTTCGATGCTTTAGTTCGTGCTGGTTTAGCAAACAAAGCGCAACTTCAGAGAATTCATAAAATTCTCGACAAAATGCAGGAAGATAAACCTACATTTAATAATGCCGATAGAATGATTCTACAAAATTTGTTCAACAAAATGGTAGATTTGTTAACTTCAAATAAGCAAATTTTTTCTCAAGCTCGCCGTTCCGTTAATGAAGGTGTGATTGACACTTCAGATTATAAAGTATCGCCAGAAACCGGCAAAAAATATAAAGCGCATCGTGTAGTTTTATCTAAAGATGAACCAAAAGAAAAAGAAGAACTAAAAGAAGAATTAACTAAGTTTGATCCTCCTTTTGTTCTTGTTCTAAAGCGTAAAGCTATTCGCCTTTATCCTGGTTCTACAAGAATTGCTTTGTACTATAGTGATAAACTAAACAAGTATTTCTCAGTACCTTATTCTACTGATGAAAATCAAAGTGGTGTTGTGCAGGCAGAAGAAGTTGAATTAGAAGAAGCAGTTATCGACCAACTACACAAAATTATTGATGGCAAACAATCACAAAAAGTTAAATTTGGTAATGGTCAAACACGAACAGTTGACCACTATACAGCTTCAGCGGTAACTCAATTGCATAAAGCTTTGAATGATGAGAATAAGAAGAAAGTTTCTGATATGATTCACAAGTCACCAGAACACTTTAGTAAAGTTGCATCTTTTGCGTTTTCAAAAGTAAAATGAATTTTTTAGACAGAATCATCGAAGGTAAATTAAATGAGGCGAAAGAATTGATCTTTGATCGCCTCAATGAAATAGCTAAAACTCGTTTACAAGAAGCTAAACAAGTTGTTGCTAGTTCTACCTTTGAAGTATTTGATGAGGCTGTTCGTAGAAACCCAAACATTATGCGTATGGGCCGTATTCAAAAAATTCGTAGAAGAATTCGTAGAAATGCAAAAGGCAAAATTATTGTACAAAAGAATGTAAAACGTTCTGGCGTCAAAGGTTACCGAGTATCAGGTAATACGCTAAAAAGAATACCTGCTGCTGAAAGATTAAGAAAAGCAAGAAAACTCAAACAATCATGGAAAACAACTAGACGAGCAACGCTACGTAGAACATTAATGAAACGTAAAATGTCTATGCGTAGAAGAGCTTCAATGGGGTTAAGATAAAATGCCAACAACAATAACAAATTCTAAAAGATCAAAATCTGTAATTCGTATTACAGGCAATACGGCTACTAGAGTTAACCTAAATCAACTTTCAACAAACACAACTACTGAATTAGTTGCTGCGGCTGAAATTACACATATAACAACTTCTACTGATGGTAAGTGGATTGTTTACCGTGGTGATAGTGCTGCGGGTGAGCCAGTGCTTACATTGTTTGGTGAAAATGATATTCCTTTTGCACAGTATGATGTTAGTATTGCTGGTGCAAATACTGGTGCAAACCTTTATTTTACAAATTCAGGAACAGATGGTACTCTTGTTGTTGTTTTAAGTAAGACAGCAACATACACAATTGATCCAGACACTGGAGCAGTCATATGAAACTAATTAGAGAAACTGTAGAACAAGTAAAATATCTTACCGAAACCACAGAAAACGGTAAGAAACATCTTTATATTGAAGGTACATTCCTTGTTGGCGATAAAGTAAATCGCAACAATCGCATGTACAAGATGGATACATTGCGTAACGAAGTTGCTCGTTATGATGAAGAATACATCAAAACAAATCGTGCTCTTGGTGAGTTAGGACATCCTGACACACCATCATTGAATTTAGAAAGAGTGTCACATAAAATCGTTTCTCTCACTGAAGACGGAAACACGTTTTATGGCAGAGCGCTAATTCTCGAAACTCCATATGGGCAAATTGCCAAAAATCTTATCGAAAATGATGTAAGTTTGGGAGTTTCCTCAAGAGCTTTAGGTTCAGTTATTCAGACAAAAGAAGGTTATAGTTTAGTGCAAGATGACTTGAAATTAGCAACTGCTGCTGATATTGTTGCAGATCCTTCTGCACCAGGTGCCTTTGTTCAAGGTATTATGGAAAACAAAGAGTGGATGTTTGTTGATGGAAAATTCGTTGAAGCAGACTTTGATTTTGCTAAAAAACAAATCAAACAAGCATCATCACAACAAATTGAACAAGTTGCGCTAAAATTATTTGAAAACTTTTTACGAAAACTTTAATTTTTATAAATAGAAAATCATAAGGAGATTCCTAATGGCATCAAATAAATTAATGGAAGCAGCAGCTGATATTCTTGCAGCAAGCAAGGCTAAAGCTCCTGCTATGCCACCTGAAAAACTACAAGGTGAGATGGAAGACTTGGGCGGGCCAACACCTGAAAATGGCAAGCCAATGGATGATTCTCAAAAGATTCATGCTGCTGCTAAAGCACCAGATAATTCTGCCAAAAACAAAGCTACCGTTTCTACAAAACCATCTGCTGCTTCGCCAGACACTCAACTTCACATGAAGAAAGAGTCCGCTGAAGAAACATCTGAAGAAATTTTAGATGAAAAATCGCACATGGACATGATGAAAAAGAAGATGAAAGAAGATGTAGACGCACTTTTTGGTGACGATACTACTATCTCTGAAGACTTCAAATCTAAAGCAGCTACAATCTTTGAAGCTCGGGTAATGGATCGTGTCTCTCAAATTCAAGAAGAACTTGAGACACAGTATGCCTCTATGCTTGAAGAAGCTGTAGAAGATATTAAGAATGATCTAACACAAAAAGTTGACGATTATCTTTCATATGTCGTTGAACAATGGATCGAACAAAACGAAATTGCAATCGAATCTGGTCTTCGTGCTGAACTCACCGAAGAATTCATTGCAGGTCTTCGTAACCTATTTGCAGAACATTATATCGATGTTCCTAACGAAAAGGTTGACCTCGTTGACGAACTTGCTGGTAAAGTTGAAGAACTTGAAGGCAAACTCAATGAAGAAATCGAGCGTGGCGTTGAACTAAAGAAATCATTAGTCGAGTCACGCAAACAAGAAGTTACCCGTGCTGTTTGCGAGGGTCTCACCGCAACTCAAGTTGAAAAAATCAAGTCGCTCGCAGAGAGTGTAGACTTTTCCACAGAGGAAGAATACAAAGAAAAACTTGAAACAATTCGTGAGAACTACTTCCCATCTGGCGTTAAAAAGGCCGATGCTGCACAACTGCATGAACAAGTAGAAGACGCCGATGAAAAGAAATCTGTTATTACAGACCCATTTGTCGCCGCAGTCTCACAAGCTATTTCCAAAACTAAATTACAATAATTAAGGAGATTTTCTAATGTATCTTTCCGAACATCTACAACAAAAATGGGCTGGCGTTCTAGACCACCCAGACCTTGCTCCAATTAAGGATCCATATCGTAAGGCCGTTACAGCCGTTGTTCTTGAGAATCAAGCTCAAGAAATGCAAAAGGCTGCTGGTATGCTTAACGAAGCAGTACCTACAATGTCAGCTTCTGCTGGTTTAGGTTCTGGCGGTGCCGCTGGTTTCGGTGGTTCTGCAGCTGCTCCAGTTGCTGGTTTCGACCCAATCCTTATCTCGTTGGTTCGCCGTTCGTTGCCTAACCTCATCGCTTATGACATTTGCGGTGTTCAGCCAATGACAGGCCCAACAGGTCTTATCTTCGCTATGCGTTCACGCTATAGCAACCAAACAAGTGGTACAGAAGCTTTCTATGACGAAGCCAACACAGGTTTCTCTGGTCTTGGTACCGCTCAAACAACTCTTGCTGTTGGTTCTGCAACTGCTAACACATTCGTTGCTAACGGTGCAGGCGTTGCTGCTATGTCTACCGCTCGTGCTGAAGCACTTGGCGATGGTCAGGCTGCTAACACTTTCCAAGAGATGGCATTCTCTATCGAGAAGGTTACTGTAACTGCTAAGACTCGTGCTCTTAAGGCAGAATACTCAATCGAACTTGCACAAGACTTGAAGGCAGTTCATGGTCTTGACGCAGAAACAGAATTGAGCAACATTCTTTCTTCTGAAATTCTTGCTGAAATCAACCGTGAAGTTATCCGTACAGTTTACTCTGTTGCTAAGACAGGTGCTCAAGTCGGTACAACAACAGCTGGTACATTCAACCTTGACACCGACTCTAATGGTCGTTGGATGGTTGAAAAAGTTAAGGGTCTTGCCTTCCAAATCGAGCGTGAAGCGAATACAATCGCCAAGCAAACTCGTAGAGGCAAGGGTAACATCCTTCTTTGCTCTTCGGATGTTGCCTCTGCTCTTGCAATGGCTGGTATCCTTGACTACAACTCAGCACTTCAGTCTCAAGTCAACCTAACAGTTGACGATACAGGCAACACATTTGCTGGTACAATGTTTGGTCGTATCAAGGTCTACATCGACCCATACTTCCCAGCAGGTTCCACATCTGAGTTCGCAGTTGTTGGTTATAAGGGTTCTAACGCTTATGACGCTGGTATTTTCTACTGCCCATACGTTCCTCTACAGATGGTTCGTGCAGTTGACACTGGCACCTTCCAGCCAAAGATTGGTTTCAAGACTCGTTACGGTCTAGTTGCCAACCCATTCGCAGAAGGTACTACAGCAGGCGCTGGTGCTCTAACCAACCTTGCAAACGTGTACTATCGTGCATTTAAAATTGCAAATCTAATGTAAACCCCGTTAAGAGGGTCTTTAAAGAGGGACAGAAATGTCCCTCTTTTTTTATGGATAAATAATTCTATGACAGCACTATCAAGAAATCCATCTAATCCAAACTTTTTGCAACCGAACAAGTTCATGTTGAACTTTTCGAGAGCGCCTGCGCTTCGTTATTTCTGCCAAACAGTAACGGTGCCAGGCATTTCAACTACAGAGATACCTCAACCAAACCCATTTGTTGAATTGTATTTGCCTGGCGAAAAACCAGTATACGATGTTCTGAACATTACATTTATGGTTGATGAAAAGTTGGAATCATGGAGAGAAATACATGATTGGATTCGTGCAATGACATTCCCATATTCGTATGAGGAATATCAATCACTTACGAATTTGAATCCATACGCACAGAGATTGCCACAATATTCGGATGCCACATTAACTCTTCTATCTTC